GAAGCGGATGCTGTTAACTGGAATGGTAATGGTCTGCAGAAAAACTTCACAGAAGACGCAGTTAGGTATAAAGCCCCATTTATCGGTACAGATAACATTGTAGCGAAGAGAAAACAGTTAGATAACCGAGTTGACTTCTTCTTGGCACTAGAAGACACCACAACATTGATTGTGATGGAAACTGGTGAGATATTAACTTATCTTGAAGATGGAATTGGGTATTTCAGTTACTATCCAGTCATTAGAGGTGGTACTGCTGATTCTATGGTTGTATCAGGTACTAATAAGTATTCATCAGCTAATATCGACCAATACTTAGTTGAAGGTGGTGGTAAAGAGTATAAAGTTAATGATAGACTTCAATTTGATAATACAGGCACTGGTGGAGAAGGTGTAAGTGCAATAGTCTCTGCTATCGAAGGTACAACTGTTAATAACATCAGTATGTTTGAGGTAACAGGTGAAAACAGGTATTTTGCAACTGTTAATACTTCTGAGAACCATTATTTGCAAGTTGGTGATAGTCAAGTCATTTCTGTATCAGATAACCTCTATACGAGGTCTCTTACAGTAAAAATCATTGGTGGTAGGTATCATTTCAAATATGCTGATATGCGTACCATGAAACTTGTTGCTGCATATCAAAATACTACTGCATATAATCTAGGTGACTTAATTTACGTTCAAGACCGAGTTTATCTTGCTTCAACTGGTACATCTGGTTCATCAGCACCAACTCATGAGTCTGGTACTGTTTCTGACGGTTCTATGGACTGGACTTACTTGAGAAAGCGTACAGATGGTAATTTGTATCAGGATGGGTGGTCTAGCATCACAGGTGGGTCTGGATACACAAATGGCACATATTCTGGAGTTCCTTTAACAAGTGGTGGATCTGGTAAGGGTGCAGTCGCAACTATCGTCGTTTCTGGTGGTGCGGTTACTACGGTAACACTTACAGATATGGGAACCGCATATAACGTCGGTGACACCATTACTGCGTCAGATTTGAACTTAGGTAACGGTGGAGGTTCGGGTTTCACCATAACATTGACCCAAGTTGAAACTGAAGCACAAATTCATCTTAATAAAGCTCATCAGACCCAAATTGGCGATATAGTCAATATCTCAGGTGTCTCACCTGCGTCTTACAATAAGACAGACTATACAGTTGTTCGTAGTGATACATTAAACAGATTTACCGTAAAACGCAACTTTGCAACTGTTGCAGCAGCAACAATCACAAATGCCGAGGTTTATGTTCAAGAACCGAAGTTAAAACTGATTGATGGACACAAATACACTTTTGACACTTCTGACACAAGTAATATTGGAAAAACACTTGCATTTACGTTAGATTCGGCAAATACCGATATTTTCACTTATAAGAACATTACTGAGGAACAAAGAGACTCAGTTACTGGCGATCAGAACTCAATTACCATTTTAGTCAAAGATTTACCTGGCATCTTCTATTATTTCGATATTCAAGGATCTACTAGTGGAAATTACTTCCAAGCGATCAGTGATCCGATAAAAGGCACTCAACAAGTATTTTCAAGGACTGATACAAGTTTTACCTACGAAATGAAGGTAGCACCCGAAAGTGGGTACACAACTGGTATTACTTACACCACAAACTCAATATATCCATCTGGAGGTATTGCAACTATCTCTATTGGTGATCCTGGTCGAAATTACTCATCTCTTCCAAAATTAAGTGGATCTAGCAGAGCTGGATCTGGTGCAACTGCTGTATCGACTATTTCGGGTTCTTTATCAAATGTATCCGTTACAAACCAAGGATCTGGATATAACAACGCATCTTTACCAACTGGAGTTGTTACTTTACCAGATTACGTTGATTTGACCGTTACAAACATATTAGGGTCATTTGTGCCGAATGAGATCCTCATTTCGCAAACAACTCAAGGAAACCAGACTGCTAGAGGTCAGGTAATTAATTGGAACCCAGTTACCTCAGTATTGAGAATTAGACCACTTAGGAACGAAAGAACAGGTGCTGCGAACAAAGGTTACATTATGTTCTCTACTGGGGTTGCCGAAACCAATAATCTGTATAGTGCGGATTCACAGGCATCTATTAGTGCAATAAGTGGAACTCAAGCACTTGTGGCAACTGTGGTCTCTGGTGGTGGTGCACTTACAGAAGTGACTGTTACAAACCAAGGATCCAATTATAGGTCTGCTCCAGACGTTATATTTGATGATCCTTACTATGGATCTGTGGATACCGTTACTACGTTAGTTCAACCAGCTGGTAATGGAACATACACCGCAGACCAGACTACGACTGGTGTAACTCAAACCAGTGTTGCTCCTGTCAATGGTACAGGTGCCACTTTCACAGTCGTCACAGATGGTAATGGAAGGATTTCTACTGTCACAGTGACTGCAGGTGGTACTGCATATGCATTAGGTGATGTTATCACTTTTGATGGTACAAAGATACCAGGTGGTGCATCTAACGAAGACTTTACTGTGACAGTTAATCAACTGGCACATGCTAATCCTGCAACCATCTCTACTCTATTAAATGCATCCGTTGATACAATAACTGTTACAAATACTGGATCTGGTTATCTATCTGCTCCTAATATCGAAGTTAGTGGTGGTAACGGTATTAATGCTAAGTTCAATGCTACTATCCTTAATGAGGGTGTTCAGTCTATTAATATAGAGAGTGGTGGTGTTCAGTATCAAAGTGCTCCAGTAGTTAATATTACTCAGAAAACAGGTTCTGGTGCTTCTATACTACTCAAGTCATCAGACATGGGTAAGATACTTAAGATTGCTGGTGATAATATTACATTTAACTATTCTCACGATAGAACTCTAAAACCTGAACTCAATACCACATACAACCTTCAGTTGACAAGAACTCAGGTTCTTGATTACTTTACTATTACTAATGGTGGTGCAAACTTTGTATCAACACCTGAGATTGTTCTAGAGGGTGGTAGTGGATCATTATATGAGACACAGGCAATTGTTGAGAATGAAGTTATACAGGTAATCAATATTATTAATGAAGGTAGAGGTTTCCTAGCTGCTCCTACTGTTAAAGCAAGAGTAACTCATACATGGGTTGGATTGACTTCTAATAACACTCTTAACTTCCCATATAACACTAAGATACCAACAGGTACAAAAGTAACCCTTCAGCAACTTACTGGTCAGTTTCCTGGTGGAATAGCAGAGAATACAACATATTATGCTGTAGCAGCAACCACTGCAAATGGACTAGCAGATAACCAGATTAAACTTGCTACATCGCTTGCAAATGCTAATCTTGGTACTACTATCTCATTTACATCAGCTCCAGTTGGTGATCCCGTTACAGGACAGACATACTTCACATTGCAGACTACTGACTTAGGTGATGTTATTACTGCGTTTATGAAACCTGCTACTTTCTCTGTCGGAGAGAGGATCTATCAGGGTGCATCTACTGCATCATATACTGCATATGGTTATGTTAAGAACTGGGATGCTTCTGGACGTGTTGTTAGTGTGGAAATCGTAGAAGGTGAGTTTTTAGTCGGTGAACCTGTATTTGGTGAAGAGACTGCTGCATTTGGTCAGATCCATGAGTTTACTAGGGCAGATGCTGTATTTGAGGTTTCTCCAATCAGTACATCAGCAACCACATGGGAAAAGACAACTGGTTTCTTAGATCTTAACGAACAGAGACTATATGACAGTGACAGGTATCAGGAATTCTCATATGATATCTCATCATCTATTAATATTAATGATTGGAAGAATCCACTTAAGTATGCTGCTCATCCTGCAGGTTTTAAAGTTGTTGGTACACAAGTACTATCACAAGCAAGTGTTAAAGACTTTAGATCTAAACCATCTCTTAATCTTAATGCAGGTAATTCATTTGATTGGTGGGTTCCAACAACAAATAGTATAGGATCTACCTTTAATGGTACAACATATATCATTCCTAAACCATCTGCTAGAGCAACTGGTAAGATGTCTCAGATCCAGAACTTTGCTCTAGGTAAGGCAGATTATACTGCAGCAGTTCCAACTGAGGTTCAGGTATTTGGTAAGCAGTTATTGGATATTCAGAAGATCTTATCTTGTATTGCATATAAGGCAGATGATATTAGTGATAGATCACTTTCATTCGATGGTTCATCTTCCTCTATCGTTGATGTATCTAATAATAGAATAACTCTTACAGGTCATAACTTACTTGATGATCAACGTGTCATTTATAACTCTGGTGGAGATAGGTTCCAAGATGCTAGAGATTTAGTTATTAAGAATATTGATTATATTGTTGAAGAGGTTATTGGTGATCTAAATTACACATATCCATCTCTTGTATACAATTCAGCAACTTGTGCTAGAGATACAAGACTAATATTAGCAGCATTTGCTAATGATTTAAGATATGGTGGTAATCAGTTTAGTTTAGCAGCAATCAATTCTTATGTTGGCCAGACAGTATCACAGGGTAATGCTTATATTGACGCTGCTAACCTCCTAAAAGACAATAAAGAGTTAATTGCTGCTGAAGCAGTGTATCAAATGTTACAGGATCAGACAGTTGGTATACCATCTGGTTATCCTGGCGTACCTGGTGGAAGTCAGAACTGTGAGGATGATATCGTTGATGTCATCGAAGCAATTGCTTATAACTTACGTTATGGTGGTAATAGTGAAGTATGGGATGCTGCCAACTATTATGTGAATACAGTCCATCTAGATGGTGAAGAAACACAATCAGTATGGGCATTTAACAAGGCAAAAGAGTTTGCTGCTCAAATTATCATTAACACCTCTATTACTATTCAAGGACAACATGGTTACACGCAAACAACAAATACAGGAGTTACATTCGATGCGTCTATATGTGCGACAGTTGATGCTGCGATGGACACTCTCTTCAATATTGTTACTACTGCTATTAGTAATGATAGCCTCTCATCTGTAACTAGAACTAATCCTGCAAATCACATCTTACATATTGAAGGAGAAGAGACTGAGACTATTCATGCAATCAATAAAGCAAGAGACTTAATGAACCTTGCGGTAGTCAACAACCTACCTGCGGGAACGTACACGACTATAAACCCAGTTTCTGACCTCAGTATTACACTAGCCTCAGACAGTTGTGCAACTGTCACATCAGCTATCACAACCCTTGCTAAGTTGATGACTGATGGTATTGATAATCCATCTACTTTACCTCAACTAAACGAAGGTAATTATCCAAATATTAGAACAGGAACCCCTGTTACTGGATTAGTAAATGGTAATGAATATTATGTCAAATATGTTGATGCAAATACTATTGAAATTAGATCCATACCTGGTGGACCTGCAATTAACTTAACTAGCGTTGGTGCTGGTTCAGGTCATACACTTAGGTGCTTTATTGATGGTGTTAATACTCAATTTAAACTTACTGAGAATGGAACTCCATTTAGTACTAGAATAGGTAAAACTCCAGATAAGGATCAATTATTTGTTCTTGCTAATGGTATTGTTCAGAACCCTTCCAATTACACATATGCGAGTGATATTATAACATTCAATAAACCATTATTGGGTGGAAGTTCAGTCATTGCAATGTACTATGATCGTCAATCATATGCTTCTAGTTTACAGTTGGATACTATTGGAGATGAGATCAAGACATTTGATGTTGCTAATGGTCTAACACCTGGTAGTGGATATAGTAACGGAACTTATACAAATATACCATTGAAGAACAGACTTGGTTCTGGTAGTGGTGCTACTGCAGATATTACGGTTGCAGGCAATGAGGTAACTAATGTTGTCTTAAATCAAGCAGGTAATGGATATACTGAAGATGATGTATTAGGTCTATCTGAGATAGGAGAACAGTTAACAACTAACTACGTTCCTTCCACAGCAACTTATACACCTGCTAGTGGTCTTTTAGTTCTTGATATTGGTAATCACACTCTAACAACTAATGATACAGTTAGAATTGCCAATGATGCTCTAATATTCTCATGTAGCTACGGTGGTGGTGGAAATCAGAACTATCCTCGTTCCACAGACCCTATTGGTAATCTCTTTGATGTTCCTATTACTGCAACAACTGGAACTACTATTACAGTTAATGCTTTACAAGGTACATCTCCTACTAACACTGATGCTCATACATGGCAAGGATTAAAGACATATCAATTCCAACCATCTAAAGTTAAGTATATTCCTGCAACAGGTGAGATGACACTTACTGCTGCTAATCATGGAATGTA